GAGGGATGACATATGCAAAACATTGAAGTAGGCAAATACTTCTTCGGCCAACCACGGCGGATGACGGAGGGATGTCGGTTAGACTACTCGGAGTCCGGGCCCCAACTGTCCGTTATCCTTGATGGTATATCAAAGAGTGAGATCAATAAGATCCGCAGCGGGGACATGGACCTGGGCGTGTTCGAGCAGGAGGGAATATTATTCCTACTGGTCAATATACCAGGGGTACTAGATTGGTCTGACGCACCATTACATCTCGGGTTATACCGCACTAGGCCGGCCATACCAGACAATATCGAGGATGGCATGGGACTAGGATTAACAGTCCTAGGCATAGAGGCTAGCACAGGTATGGTCAACGTCATCCGATTTGTCGGATTGGGGACAGATATATCCAGGGCAATAACATCTATTCTGGCGGCGCAGGGAGACACCAATCAGACGGAGCATACTAAAAAGGTTAAGGCTATATATAGACAGTACGATTGCATAAAGATGGTAAGGATGGCAACACAGAGGTGGAAGGTGAGAGCGAAATGATGGGTGATCATTTAAAGGCAGCAAGGTTAGATGCAAAACTGACGCAAAAGGAACTGGCAGCCAAGACCGGTATAGATTACCGCCAGATAGGGCGGTGGGAGCGGAACGAGATAACCATCGGCGTGGAAAACCTCAAGAAGATGGCAAAGGCGCTCAACAAAAGTTTAGATGAGTTAGCCGGGGCATAACCCCGGCTTCTCTAACCCATTGGTACCAGCATCACTATGATAGCCGCCATGAGCAGCACCAAAGGTATGATCGCCCCAAGCGCTCCAAGGCTACTCACCGCCTCCGGCTGCCCGGCCGTCCACATAGCTCTCGCCCAGTATCCACGCGATGACCACGCCCACAATCCAGCCATATACGTCGGCAGGAATGCCCAACGCCAATCCCTCATTGAGTATCATCAGCAATGCGGTGGCCAACGCCATCAGAAACTTGCGGCTTTTCAGCCTGTCCATCCAAGGTCTCATTGTTACTTACCTCCCTTTCAGATAACTAGCCATGTTTTGCAGCAACGCGGCAACATACTCAGCTTTGGCGGATTGGCCCGTGTTCACTACGCCCAACCAGTAGTCAGATGTATTTATCACGCCCGCCTTTTGTAGCTGGGCTATTGCCTCTATAGTGGGATTTACCGGAGCAGGGGCCGGAGCGTCATTGATCTTGGCAAGGAGATATGCCCACGGGAAGTTTTTACCAGGGCAAGCAGTAGCCATTACGTCGCTATGTCCTTGTATGTTTATTTTTCCATACTTAGGTCGGAGAAGCTTCTCTAACCCAATAAAAGCATTTAACTGTGCTTCGGTAGGTCTGCCCTCCTCAAAATTTCCAGTGAAACAAACACCAATACTGTCCCCGTTGGCTCCAGCCCCAGCATGAGCGCCGATGCTGTTCTCTGGGCGTCCGCGCTCAATAGTACCGTCCTGCCGGATTACAAAGTGATAGCCTATTCCAAGCCATGGCACACCGTTGTCTTTCCTTGCCAAGTGCCAGCCGTGAATAGTTGCGGCCGAGACATCAGAACTGGCTGAGTGGTGGAGGATATACCTTCTGGTTGCAGATCGCTTTCGCGGCGTACCGTTAAACTTGAGGTTCGTTTCGATAATCTTCATAAGTTCCTCCTTCCCTGTATCCCCGGATTTCTTCTTTCTTTTTAGTGATACTGGCCAAAGACCATAGCTCAGCGGTCGTAAACGCGAACCAGGCCGCGATCAGTGCGGTAGGCTCGGAACCGGTACGCAGAAACACGAACAGAACCGCAATGGTAAAACCCACATTAAAAAGGACCACCACCGTGACGATAGCTTTCGAAAATTGGGTTTTTTTCAGTTTTCCTAAGGCCCATATGATCATGACCACCAGCCCCACCAGGAGCAGACCGCCTGCCCCGCCCAGTACAATGTAGCTTGTCACCTCCTCACCTCCCAACCAGCCAGCCGCAAACACCAACCAGCATCGAGATTAACATCGTAGCCCACAAGGGCAGCCTGTTGGCTAGGTTGTCCCTTATCTCCTTAATATCACACTTGACCTCAGCGACATCCCCGAACAGCGTCTTGATCTGCTCCTGGATGCGCGCTACATCCGTCTCAGGCATCTCCCACGCCCCTCTCCAGTGTTGCTATGTATCTCAAGCGGCCGGGCCGCGATTACAAAAAAGGTAGGCCCGCCGGAGCGGGCCATGAAAACGATAAAAGCTACGAGCCGCAGTCTAAACCACGGCTCCATATAAAATTTGGTGAAGTCACAGTCTCGGCAAGCCATGGACCACCCCCTAGTAGATTTTTCCGGCTCCGACAGCCTCGGTTGTTGTGACGTCAAAATATAATCGGAAGTTTTTGATTTTCATGTCGCCGGGCGATCCTGCATCATTTTTGACATAAATATCTATTGTGGAATTGGCAGCCACTGTAATATCCTCGCTGAAAGTCTCGTAGGCAGCTCCCACGCTTCGTTCTGTCCCCACGGCCACGCCATCAACATAAATCCTGCATTTGAAGCCATAGGTAGCCACCCGGACAGCATCAAAGGCCACCCGGACAGTGCCATTCCGAAATATCCTTAGGCCCCTTTTTTTGTAATAGGTTCCGCCCTGTGCGACAGTATAAGTCTCTTCAGTATCGTCAGAGTATTTTAGGTTCGCAGATGCCGTAAACCCGCCAGGGACAAAACCAGCTAAAAAGTCACTGCGAAGCTGTGCCTGCTTGGCGTGCAGGCTCCCGGTCGCGCTGGCTGAATCAGTCCGCTGCCCAATTTGACGTCTTATCCAGGCTAATATAGGCCCCCACATACTAAGTCACCGTCCCGTCTGTCAGATAATCGCCATCAAAGGTGATTGTGATAATGTCTCGGATTCCCCCGGCTGCCGTTCCGCTGGGCGGCAGATAGCGGTAAACCTTATCCAGTTCGCCAGTATCATAGATATATGTCTCCTGTAAATTGGTGCCGAATATACCATGGATTAAGTCGCCTGTATTGCCAGTATAGACAGCAAAGTGGATTGCATTGTTCAATGACCATGCTCCTGACGTTCCCGCCCGGTTATAGCAGGGATGGGCCGCGTCCTGGGATGCTTCGCCGATCAGATGGAAGTGGTTTGTCACATCGCCCACCTTGCCGATCTTGAGCCAGTAGTTAGTCTCCGCTGATAGTCCGGTGACGTTGAGCGGGATATATACTGTCCCGGCACTGGCGGGCAGGTGCTCTTTGGGGATAGTGATTGTCTTTAATATGGTCCCCTCCGCCGATCCATCCGTAGCAAAGTCAGAGTCCAATACATAGACGGTTAAGTCCTGCCCGGTACCATCGGCCGCTATAGTCAACTCAGCCCGCATCATGGTGGTCACCTCGGTAGCCGTGAACCGGATGACATAATAATTGTCAAATACATTGTTCTCTGTGGTCCCACTGCCGGTCTTGCTATCGATGGCCGTACCTTCATATATCAATTTGAAAGACTGCTGCGCCTGCAGTTCATTGATACCAGCCGCTGTAATTGCATCACCGGCTACCTTCGCATTTAATGCCAAAACCTCACCCCCCTACGCCGCCGCAAAAGCAATCTGCACTTCTACGGTCAACTGTTCATTACTGGCCTTTGATACCCCGCCAACCGGCACCAATCTATTTAATAATCGGCCGCTATCTGCTGAGGCTGTTGCCTCCAGGAACACTCCCCACTCGGTAAAGTCGCCAACGGCCTCCCCGGTCAGGAAGTAGAACCGGTAGATGATAGTGGCTGAGTTACGGGTCAGTGTGGTGACTATCTTCCTGACTGTCTCGGTCTCCAGTTTGGTATCACCGTTGGCCGCAGCAGTGGTACCGGTACCCAAGGCGACATAGATAGCGCAGTCCTGGGCCAATTCATCTGCCAATATGGCGGCATATGCGGCCAGACCCGATGCTACCACCAGATTCTTTTCAGTCCGGCGGCGGATTTCTTTACCATCTTTGTCTGACCAAATAAAATTCCAGGTACCTGTGACCTGGATAGACTCATTCATATAATCACCCCTAACCGAACACCGCAAAGTCGAACAGGGCGTCAGCCTCATCGTACTCATAGGCGTCAGAGTTGATTGTGGTCGTGGTAGTATCTGCTGCGGATACAGTCTCTGTATTACTCTTGATCTTGTTTATAATAGCCGTGTTCTGGTCGGCCTTCTGTTGCTTTGATATCAAGGCTTGCAGGAAATCCGCTATCCCCATGAGCCGGCCGCCGAACTCGACAGTCCAGAACCAGTCCGCCGCGTAATGGATACGCACCGACTGGACCATATAACTGTTGTCAATCCCTCTATCTGCCAATGTTACGGTCAGTATCTGCCCCGGTTCCCATCCGGGCTCCAGGGTGATAAAGGACCCTTTGACCTTGGGGTTGGCATTATCGCGCATATCCCTCACGGCCAAAGCCTGGGCGGCCTCCAGTGTGACAATGGAATCATCGTTGATCATATGTTCATAAACGCCATCGCCGCCCTGAACGGCTTTTAATGCGTCCTGGCTGTCCTTGTCCTCGTAGAAGGTTATAACCGGGATATCGTACTGGTAAGTCACAGATATGGTGGTACCGTTTGCCGGAGCACTGGTCCCGGATCCGCACCGGACATACTTCTCCTGATAGTTCATCAGGTAGTCGTAAGTGCCGTCATCCTCGTTGATATTCTCAATCCCTACGGTGACTGCAACCGCATTGACAGTCATGCTCAGGTTATGCGGCTTGTGCCCCAGATTAAATAGCGTCTGGCTGCCATCGGCCACAAACTCGAAGGTAGCGGGGTCTGAATACATGGACCCGCCCAGGACATACACCCGATTGCGCAGATTCTGCATGTCGATGCTGAACTTGAAGTCGCCCCATTGACTCCGGGTACCGTCCACCAGATTGATTGGAGTCGGGGTCAGGAGCGATGCCGCGTCAAAGAACCGGACATGCTTGGTCTCATCGATGTACCACTGCCAGCCGACATAATCACATAACTGCTTGAAGCAATCGCTGGGCCGGACATAGTTGAACGGGATATACTCAACCAGCGGTGCACCGGTGGTCACGCTGTCCAACAGACCGACGGTATACTTGGCGATGATGTCTTTGACAATGGCGCTGGCCGACTCGTTCTCGTAAGTCTCAGTCACCAGCTTACGGTCAACCAGCTCCGTGTAGTCGTTGCAGTCTATCTGCCAGGTGTCAGCGTCTTTATCCTTCAGCTTGACGTTGACGATTATCCCACCAAATAAAACACCCAGCGTGGAGTCGGTTATTATAACCTCATCCCCCTCGCTGGGCCGGGTGCTTGATACTATTGTGCATCTGCAGGTATCCACCTGGTAGGTAAGGGCTTTCACTATTTCCAGAGTGTCCTGCTGGACGTATTTCTCAGTTCCCCCGACAGTCAGGGTATAGCTCATATCCGCACCCCCCGACGGTTGAGTTCGCGCTCGATGTCGGACCAGTTGCTGGCATAGACAGTCATCTGAATACTGGTCCCGCCGTAGGTGTTATTGGTATTGCCCGCGCCAGCCAGGGCAGGATTAAGACCTGCTGCAACATCTCCCAGGGAGGATTGGAAGGACAGCAGGTATTTATCCATGCCCTCAGCAAAAGCACTGAGCATGTTGACGCCCCAATCTTCAACAAAGCGACCCGGCCCCTTCTTGGTAGGCGAGCTAAAGCCTAAAAAGTCGGCAACAGTCTCGGCGGCATCTGAAACCGCGTCCCGTAATTCTCCAAAACCGTTCTTGAATCCCCGAATAAACGAACTGATGAGATTGCTGCCCCAATCCAGGGCTTCTCTTATCAATCCCGAAAAGATATCTTTGATAGCGCCCGCCATGGTGGATACCACATTCTTTACTGCGGTTGTCCCCAGCACGAATATGTTTTTGATATTCTGCCAGGCACCGTCGAAGTCCAGGGTTATGATATTCATGGCTAAAGCAATTATCTCGCCGATGATCTGCAGTGCAGTCGATATGATTATTTTCACGGACTCCCAGACTGCGGTCCCGTAGGTGATAAAATACTTACCCCACTTATCCCAAATGCCTGTCACAAATTCCCCGAAGGCGGCAAAGCTGCCCCGGATATCATCCCATATTTTCAAAACGCCACTGCGGAAGTCCTCATTGGTTTTCCATAGATTTACGATCACCAAGCCCAGCCCAACTATGGCCGCCACTATTAACCCCACTGGGCCTGTCAATAACCCGATCGCCGCGCCTAACGTGGGGAATCCAGCACTGAATATGGCCATGCCGGTAGCTCCGGCTTTGATGGCAATCCCCATGGCTCCAAACGTACTGACAACGCCGCCAATCAATGAAATCAGCGGACCCAGCACCATCAATACCGGCCCGACAGCAGCCGCGATCAGGGCGAACTTAACGGCTAAGTCCAGCGTGGTAGGAGATAACTCCTTAAAGCTCTGAAGCATCTCGTTTATCCTGGCCAAAAAGGGAGTGATCACTGGCAGTAGGATATTGCCGACTGTCGTACCAATGTTCTTTAACTCGGTCACCATGGCCCTCATCGACCCGGATGCTCCTTGGGCCTCTCTGGCAGCCTGTCCTTGAGCCGCCCCGGTTTGCTCCATGATCAGAGCGAGCGTAGCCGCCTGCTTGGTGGCCAGGTCCATTTCGCCTTTGCCTGAGTATATCCCCATCTCGAACGCCTTGGTTTTAATCATTGCGTCATTGACCGCCATGCCGTAGTTGTCCAGCATGGTGTTATTACCCTTTAATGCCCCGGTCAATGCCTGTACGGCGCTCTCGGTGGTGCCTCCGTACATGGCAGTAAGGTCACCGGCCAGCGCTACCAGCGTCTGGGCTTGTTTGGCCGCCGCCTCCTCAGACATTCCGCCGATGTTCTGCAACATCGAGCCCATCATATTGGCGTACTCCAATGCCTCGCCCTCGGCAACGCCATAGTAGGTCGGCAGGTTATCCGCCCAGTCTTTCATGGTACTGGCAGAGGACTTGAATATCTGGTCGGTGGCCCCCATGGCGTCCTGCATGTCGGCGGCCATCTTAAAAGCGGCCGCACCGGCGCCCACTATCGGGAGGGTGAGTCCAGTAGTCAACTTACTGCCAATATTGCTGATGCCGCCAGCTATCTTGTCCACGTCTTTATTAAAGTTATTTAGGTCTTTTTTGGCCTGTTTTAGACTTGAGTCCAGCCCGCTGATATCCCCAATTATGGCCACGGCCATTGTGCCGATTAATCCCATCTACTTCACCCCCTCCGGGCGCTTGATCTTATCCCCGTAGTGCTCATAAAACTTCTCTTTGTCTGGCTTGGGGTTGTACTTCTCAATATCGGCCCCGTTCCATTCCATGGCGTACTCGAACAGCATAATGATGTGCTCCAGTGTCATGTGGTCTAAAAGATAATCCAGGGTGTAACCATACAGCATGGCCACCCTGGAATACACCCTGCAGATCTCTATCCCCGCTTTTTTCCCGGTTCCTGCCCTCCGGCCTGCTGCATAATGGGTTCCAGCACGAACTTCGTAAACTCGGACAGCTGGGCGAAGTCGGTATTATCCAACAGCCAGTCAACCGTGACGTCGGGGTCGGTCAGTTTGCACACGGCCGCTACCGGCTCCAGGGCGTTGACAAATTGTTCTTTTGGTGTCAACTTGCCTTCGGCCACATCGTCGGCGTACTGGGCCAATTGCAAAGTCACCCGGGATGGTATCCGGGTGACGTCTATCTCTTTCCCGCCCAGCTTGGCTATCCGGGTCTCAGGTATCAATCGGTTAAAATCTTTAATTGTTCTAGCCATAATACCTCCTATACGTTCTGAGTGTCATAGATCTCAAACAGTTGATCGCCCGCGTTCCGGCTCACATCCAGAACGCCTTCTAACTTGATCGGGATTACGTTCGGGTCCTCAGAATCATCCGCAACCAGCTCCAGTGTTATGCCCTGAGCATTAGTGGCTTTGTAGACTGTGATCCTAAATATCTTGCCGTTAGCGTCGGTGTTGGTTATCCGTACTACTTTCGGACTGATGGTAAGCTTGCCGCCAGTAGTCAGGGTCTTGGCCGCCGCCGGGGTGTAGTTATAAACAATAGTCAATGTTTGGTTTTCAGTCGTAACTGTATTGCTGTCAATTACCACGATGCCCCACATACTGGTCCCAGCGTCCTGAACGATAAAGTAATCAGTATTAGCCACCAGGGCGTCATTGGTTGAGCCAGTTACGCTAGTGATTGTCGGTTTGGCCAGGGTGGCATTCTGATGCGGCAATTCAATGAATTTGTCGTATTTCCATCCTACTGCTATTACTTCGGAGTGCCCTGTCACCGCGTCGCCTACTACAGTTGCATAGGTATCAATCCCACCCCTGATGTTGTTCAGGTTGGTTAGGTTGATTTCCATCAGTTCGCCTTCGACGATGGCTTTATGGTTGCGTATGCCGGCATAAATTTCCCCGGCGTTGTCGGACATGATCGATATCTTGTCAAATTCCTCGGTAAACTTTACAGCCCGCATGGCCCCCAGGTTGACCAGGCCGCCAACGGCGTCCCCGACTTCCAGTTTGCCTGATCCAAATCTGATAGTGGTTGAATCCTGTACGATTGTTTGTGCCATTTGTTATTCCTCCCTATAATTCACTTTGTAAGTGGTTTGGATGTAATACTCGCCATAGTCCTTATCAAAGACCACGCCCTGCTCATCATCCACCGATATCTGCGTGACCTCTATACCCGATATAACTCGTTTCTCCCTTTGCAGTGCCTTCCGCACTGCGTCGGACAATGCCCTGGCTCCCAGATGGGTGGTTGCCACACTTGTGTACTGGATGTACACGGTGGCGAAGTCTATCAGGTGCTGGCGCTCGATGCTGATGATGTCATACTTGATCGCTGGCAGGGTCGGTTCCTGCGGCAACGTCTCCGGGTATATCCGGGTAGAGATTAAAGCGGAGACCGCCGCAACCGACTGCAGATATGTTTTTAAGGCTTCCTCAATAGTCACGGTTAATCACCATCCTAACTCGTTCGATTACCGCCTTTTTAGCCCTGGTCCGGTGTCCCTTCAATGCCGGCCTTAGAAAAGGCTGGGCCGGTGTGTGCGGAGTACCATATTCAATAACTGTCGGGTAATAGTAATCCTTCCGTTTGCCTTTGGGATTTTTAATGGTTCCTCTAAATATTTCATTCATGCTTGGGTCCATGCCGATGTCATAGACAGCCAGCGTGTCTTTGCGGGCCCGAAATTTCTTAACGATGATGCCACGCTTTAGGGCCCCGGTTTTTACCGGAGCCCTTGACTGAGCGTTATCTTTGATGGATTCAGCCGTGTCTTTGATCGCCTCGTCTACCGCCTGCTTCATCTCGTCCCCAAATCTGTCCATAGCCCGCCTGACCTCATCAGCGCCGAATACCTTGATGCTGGACCTGGACGTCCG